TAAAATACCTATTTCATTCCCGCGACAAACCGAAGGATTCCCTCAATGGAAGCCGCTACAGCTTCTTCTTCGGCGGAACATCAAGCGGGAAACCGGTGAATGAAACGACCGCCATGCAGATGACGGCGGTGTACTCCTGCGTGAGGATTCTGTCGGAGACCGTTGCGGGCTTGCCGCTGAATGTTTACAAATACAACGACAGTGGCGGTAAAGAGAAGGCGTTCAAGCATCCGCTCTACCGGCTGTTGCACGATGAGCCAAACCCCGAGATGACGAGCTTCGCGTTTCGGGAAACACTCATGAGCCACCTGCTCTTGTGGGGTAACGCCTACGCGCAAATCATCCGAAACGCCAGAGGCGAGGTAATCGCGCTCTACCCGCTCATGCCGAACAAAATGACAGTCGACCGTGATCAAAACGGCCGGCTTTTTTATTTGTATCAGCGCGGGTCGGAGGATCCGACCACGCTCGGTAAATCGACGCAGGTGACGCTTTCCCCCTCGGACGTGCTGCACATCCCCGGACTCGGGTTTGATGGCCTGATTGGCTACAGCCCAATCGCCATGGCGAAGAACGCGATCGGATTGGCGATCGCGACGGAGGAGTATGGAGCTAAGTTCTTCGCGAACGGTGCGGCGCCTTCCGGCGTGCTGGAACACCCCGGCACGATCAAGGATCCGCAGCGGGTCAAGGAGAGCTGGAACTCGGCGTATCAGGGCAGCGCGAATGCGCACAAGATCGCGGTACTGGAAGAGGGCATGAAGTACACGCCCATCGGGATCGCGCCGGAACAGGCGCAGTTTCTGGAAACGCGGAAGTTTCAGATCAATGAGATCGCGCGTATCTTCCGTGTACCGCCGCACATGCTGGCGGACTTGGAGAAATCGTCGTTCAGCAACATCGAACAGCAGTCGCTGGAATTTGTGAAATACACGCTCGATCCATGGGTCGTGCGCTGGGAACAGAGTATGTGCCGCGTGCTGTTCAGCGAGAGCGAGAAGCCGTCGTATTTCATCAAGTTCAATGTCGACGGACTGCTGCGTGGCGACTACGCCTCCCGCATGAGTGGGTACGCCACCGCGCGGCAGAACGGTTGGATGAGTGCGAACGATATCCGCGAACTGGAGAACCTCGACCGTATCGCGCCTGACCTTGGCGGCGATCTTTATCTGATCAACGGGGCTATGACGAAATTGGAGGATGCCGGGTTATTCGCGGGAACACAATACAAGAAGGAGGATTCCGCTTGAATAGAAGGTTCTGGAACTGGGTGCGAAACGAAGACGGCACCCGAACATTGACATTGAACGGCACGATCGCCGAAGAAAGCTGGTTCGAAGACGACGTCACCCCGAGGATGTTCAGAGACGAACTGAGCGCCGGAACGGGTGACGTTGTTGTATGGATCAACAGCCCGGGCGGCGACTGTGTGGCGGCGAGCCAGATTTACACAATGCTCATGGATTACAAAGGGCATATCACGGTCAAGATCGACGGCATTGCGGCTTCTGCCGCGTCGGTCATCGCTATGGCGGGAACCGAGGTGCACATGGCACCGACGAGCTTGCTCATGATCCATAATCCGTTGACTGTAGCGATTGGCGACAGCGAGGAAATGCAAAAAGCCATCGCCATGTTGGACGAGGTCAAGGAGAGCATCATCAACGCATACGAGTTGAAAACGGGTATGTCCCGCGCGAAGCTCGCACACCTCATGGACGCGGAAACGTGGATGAACGCGAATAAAGCGATCGAGCTTGGCTTCGCGGATGGTGTTCTGGCGGATGAGAAGAAGCAAGTGACGCACGACGACGTGGTATTTAGCTTCTCACGCCGCGCGGTTACAAACTCTCTGCTGAATAAAGTCCAGCGAAAACAGGCAAGCAAAGTCGTTACGGAAGACCCACCGCCTGCCCAAACAACCGAATCGAGATACCCCGCAGAGCCGCTTTATCAGCGGCTCTCTTTGATTTCACATTAGGAGGAAACGAATGAATACGATTTTGCAACTGCGCGAGAACCGCGCAAAGAAATGGGACGCCGCGAAGGCATTTCTGGACGTCAAACGAGGCACGGATGGCTTGCTCTCCGCCGAGGACGCTGGCGCATACGAAAAGATGGAAGCCGAGGTTGTCGCGCTCGGTAAAGAGGTCGAGAGACTCGAACGTCAGGCGGCGTTGGATGCCGAACTGAACAAACCCACCGCCGACCCGCTGACCAGTAAGCCCGCGCAAACCAACACGGAACAGAAGACGGGTCGCGCAACCGCCGAGTATAAAAAGGCGTTCTGGAACGCGATCCGTTCCAAGAATCCTCGTACCGAGATCCTGAACGCGCTACAAGAAGGCACCGACAGCGAGGGCGGGTATCTCGTTCCCGACGAGTTTGAGCGTACCTTGGTGCAGAAACTGACGGAAGCAAACGTGCTGCGTCCGCTCTGTCATGTCATCCAGACCGGCTACGGGGATCGCAAGATCCCGGTGGTTGCGTCGAAAGGGACCGCCGACTGGGTCGACGAAGAGGGTACTTATCCGCTTTCGGACGATTCCTTCTCGCAGGTCGTCCTTGGCGCGTACAAGCTCGCGACCATGATCAAAGTGTCGGAGGAACTGCTCTCCGACAGCATCTTCGACATAGAAGGGTATGTTTCCGAGCAGTTCGGCAAGCGCATCGGTGACAAGGAGGAGGACGCGTTCCTCAATGGCAACGGCGTGAGCAAACCCATCGGTGTCCTCAATGCCACCGGCGGCGCGGAGGTAGGCGTGACCACGGCGGGTGCTGCTACGATCACAGGCGACGAACTGATCGATCTCGTGTACTCGCTCCGCGCGCCGTACCGTAAGGGCGCGGTGTTCATACTCAACGATACGACGGTGAAGTTGCTCCGCAAACTCAAAGATGGCGATGGTCAGTATCTCTGGCGACCGGGTATCACAGAAAACGCGCCGGATACGATCCTCGGACACCGCATCGTAACGAGCGAGTTCATGCCTTCCGTTGCGGCGGGGAACAAGTCCATCGCGTTCGGCGATTTCTCCTACTACTGGATCGCCGATCGTCAGGGTCGTACGTTCAAACGCCTGAACGAGCTGTACGCAACCACCGGCCAGGTCGGATTCCTCGCGTCTCAGCGTCTCGACGGCAAGCTCATCTTGCCGGAAGCGATCAAGGTCCTTCAGCAGAAGGCGTAACGGAGGGTATACATGGAAATCGTGGAGACCCCTGTGGGCGATGTAACCCGCAACTGTAAGAACTTCCTCGCAGACGGCGGGGATCGACTGGTGATCGGCGGTACTCTGGAGGTTCTGGATACCGCCACTGTCACCGGGCTGCAATCGGGATATGCGACAGAGCAAACGGCTGGCAGCGTGTACCAGGCTTTGAATCAGGGGGAAAGCGCCGCAACAACGATCGCTGATTTGAAGAGCGATTTCAACGCGCTTCTGCTAAAACTCAAGAACGCCGGAATCATGGCAGCAGACCAGCCGGGTTCGATGTGAGATGGCAACGCTGCTGAGCAAGGTCAAGGCGAACCTGATCCTGACACACGACGCGGACGATGAACTGATTCAAAGACTCGTTGACGCCGCAGTGTCCTACGCAGAAAGCTACCAACACCTGACTGCCGGAACCTACGAAGTGGCGGGTATGCCGCCAACGACAGAGGCGGCTGTGATCATGCTTGCATCGCACTTCTATGAGAGCCGGGACGGAAGTACGGGCGGGTTCTTTGCAGACAATGTGCAGGCGGGGCAGCAAGTATGGAACACAGTGAACACCCTGCTTCGCCTTGACCGCGATTGGAAGGTGGGTTCGTGAGCTACGGCAGAATGAACACGCTGATCTCCATCGCGCGGGAAGGAGTGACAAAGGACGCGGAGGGATTCGCCTCAAAGGTCGATCAAGTGTTAGCTTCATCGTTTGCATATCAGGAAGGGCGGCACGGTTCCAAGAAGTGGGTCAACCGTGCTGTCTTCTCGGAGGCGACGGATTTGTTCCGCTTTCGCACCATCCCGGGACTATCCGTAACCACGGTGCATGTGATCCTTTGCGGCGATGATCGCTTTGAAATCACGTCCGTCGAGGATGTGAAAGGCAGGGGGATGTATCTTGAAGTTCTGGCAAAGAAGGTGATGCCGGATGGCTAAGGTGAAGATCGAAATGCCGGATGAGTTCCTGAACCAAATCGCCGATATGGGCAGCGCGCTCGACGCTGCGATCCCGAAAGCGCTCGCGGTGGGCGGTAAGGTCGTCATGGAAAAGATGAAATCAAACCTGCAAGCGGCGATTGGGCGAGGCACGAAATACAAATCTCGCTCGACTGGAAAGCTTGCTGCGGCGCTTGGCGTGTCACCCGCGAAGTTAGATCGCGTAGGGAATCTCGATGTGAAGGTGGGCTTTTCGGAAGGGCGCGGTGATGTGAGTAACGCTATGCTCGCCAATGTATTGGAATATGGAAAGCACGGTCAGCGGCCAAAGCCGATTCTAAAACAGACCAAGTCTTCGAGCCGGAAACCGTGTATTGAAGCGATGCAGACGGCGCTGAAGGAGGAACTGGATCTACCGTGAGTATGCTAGAAGAACTGAATTTGATCGTGGAGAGCGCCGGACTCCTTGTGGAGACCGGCGTTTTCTCTACCGCAGTGCCGGATGAGTATGTTGTGATCACACCGATTTCGGAGCACTTCGAGCTGTTTTCGGACAATGCGCCGGGCATGAACATCGAGGAAGCGCGGCTGTCGCTCTTTTCAAAGGGCAACTATGGCGCGAAGAAACGGAAGCTCGTTCGACTACTGCTCTCGACGGGATTTCTGGTGTCGGAACGTAGATATATTGGGTTGGAAGAGGACACGGGCTATCACCACTTTGCCATCGATGTGGCGAAGGAGTATATGGAGGAAGAATAGATGGCAACCATCGGATTGGATAAATTGTATTACGCGAAGATCACCGAAGGCGCGAATGGAGATGAGACCTACGCCGCGCCTGTTTCACTCGCCAAGGCGATGTCCGCGGAATTGAAGATCGATATCAACGAAGCGACGCTCTACGCCGACGATGGCGCGGCCGAGGTGGTCAAAGAGTTCAAGAGCGGAACGCTAACGCTGGGCATAGACAACATTGGTGCGGCGGTGGCGAGCGATTTGACCGGGTCGCAGATCGACGACAACAAGGTGCTGGTGTCCCAGAGCGAGAATGGCGGTCAGCCTGTCGCGATCGGGTTCCGCGCGAAGAAGAGCAACGGCAAATACCGCTACTTCTGGCTCTACCGTGTCGTGTTTGGCATTCCTGCAACGAACTTGCAGACGAAGGGCGACAACATTACGTTTTCGACACCGTCGATCGAAGGAACGATCATCCGGCGTAACAAACTGGACGGACAGGGCAAGCATCCATGGAAAGCGGAAGTCAACGAGGACGATACGAGCGTACCGGCGGCGACGATCTCGGTCTGGTACACGCAGGTTTACGAGCCGACATTCGCTGCGGAGGGTTAATTCATGGAAAACGACAGAGGCGCGATGATCCTGATCGGCAATCGGGAGTATGAAATGCTCCTGACCACCCGCGCGACAAAAGAGATTGCGAAGCGCTACGGTGGGCTGGAGCACCTTGGTGACAAGCTCATGAAGGCGGAGAATTTCGAGCTTGCGCTGGACGAGGTAGTGTGGTTGATCGCGCTGCTAGCCAATCAGAGCACGCTGGTCCATAACCTGCTTGAGCCTGACAATAAACGCGAGCTTTTAACTGAGGAAGCGGTCGAGCTTCTCACCACTCCGCTGGATCTTTCTGGCTATAAATCCGCGATCATGGAAGCGATGGTCAAGGGGACGAAGCGCTATGTCGAAAGCGAGGAGGAACCCTCAAAAAACGTGCAAGTCGGGCAAGCGACGAAGAGCTGTTTGCCCGACTGATCTTCTATGGGGTGACACTGCTGGGACGGTCGGAGCGCGAGGTTTGGCTGATGCCACTTGGCGCTCTTTTAGACCAGTGGGAAGTGTATCGGATAGTGAACGGAATGGCAAGAAGAGGCAAGGAAGGGAGTATCGATGAAATTATTCCATAATGACAAATGAAATTCCAACCCCGACTACTTTCAATTGACTCACAGAAGTCATTTGTTGACTTTAGCATCCTTGAATAGTAACATTAGTATGGTTTTAATCAATATAAGGGGAGGCGATTTTGTGGCAACGGCAGAGCATATCAAAAATCTGATCAAAGCTCATATTGATCATGATGATGAAAAGTTTAAGACTGTCATCCTGCAAATTGCCGCTTATGAAGCAAAGCATGAGCATGAAAACCTTGCTCGTGATCTTAAGCAGTATGCAGAAAAGATTGGGGGAACGAGGGGTAATATCCTACGTTTGAATCAACAAAACCCGATGCTTCTCATGACTGTACCCTCAGATCGGATTTCTGATCTTGTTGTCTCCGAAGAGATTTCTGAACGTATCCAGCGAATTATTAATGAGTTTCGAAACAGAAACAGACTAAAAAAATACGGGCTTTGCAACAGAAGGAAAATATTAATTGAAGGACGACCGGGCACTGGTAAAACTTTCACCGCTTCTGTAATTGCGTCTGAGTTAGGGCTCCCGCTTTACAGCGTGCAAATGGATAAGATTGTGACTAAATTCATGGGTGAAACCAGTACAAAACTTCGTCAAGTTTTCGATGCGGTTAGTTTGTCCACGGGGGTATATTTTTTTGATGAATTCGATGCGATTGGTGCTAATAGAGATCTAGATAATGAAGTTGGCGAGATGCGCAGGATTCTAAACTCGTTCCTCCAGTTTATTGAGCAAGATACATCAGAAAGCATAATAATCGCTGCAACCAATAATCAAAGGTTGCTTGACCATGCACTATTTCGACGCTTTGATGATGTTCTGCATTATTCAATGCCAACGAAAGATGAAGCGCGTCGGTTGTTTGAAATTAAGCTATCAAACTACGACCGGAACTTTCATGTCTCAGATGATCTTGTCGAGAAGGCGCAGGCACTTAGCCATGCTGAAATAATTCGCGTTTGTGACGATGCAATAAAAAATTCAGTTTTAGCAAGTGAGCCAATAAACCAGAAGCAATTGGTTTCGTTAATAAACGAACGCATTACAGCGTACTCAAGGGAGGCGTAAGTATTGGCGGTTGAGAAAAAGAATATCTTCTTGCGTGATACGATGAGGTCTTTACCTTATACATCAAGCAGTACTCCTATAAATAGGAATTTTCCTGAGAGAATTAACCCTCAAACCCATGCAGCCTTTATTGAGCGAAAACTTCAAGAGTGCCGCAAACAATCCATGACCCAGAAACAAGTGGCAGCAATTCGATACAAACAAGGTGTATATTTAGAGTTTTCTAGTTCTGCAAAACATAACTTGGCGATAAAAAGTTTGGAAAATCGACAAAAGGGCATACGACTTTTAAATGTTAAAACGGATGTCGATTCAGAAGTGCTCAGGGCAACAGTTTATATTCCTGCTGGACAAGAATCATATTTTATCGGGAAAGTTCAAGAATATGCCGAACCAGTTCCGGAAGGCAAAAATCCAAAGAATAATGATTTAGTTAGAAGTATTGAGGATGTCAAGCTAGCAATTCTTGATTCTTTTTGGGTCGGTGATCCCAGAACTATGCCTACTGATACTCCTGTCTGGTGCGAAGTTTGGCTTCGCTACGAATATGGTGATGTTCCAGCCGCACAGAATGACTTTTTATCATGCTGTTCGGATCTCAAAATTGAAGTTAACGAACGACTCATAATATTTCCTGAACGTGTTGTGCGACTAATTCGAGCAAATTCACCGCAGCTTAAAGACATTATAACTGAATGTTCATATATTGCAGAAATTCGTCGCGCTCCAGAATCAACTGCTTATTTTGACGAACTTCTTGGTGGCGAGCAAAAAGAGTGGGTTGACGAACTGCTATCACGGTCATCATTTCTGGAAACGAATGCAACTGTTTGCCTTTTAGATAGAGGGTTATCAGCGTCTCACCCATTGATAGCTCCTGCCGTTCAGGAGCAGCATGTTCAGGCAGTGGAAACGGCGTGGGGTACAGGGGATGATGAGGGACATGGTACTGAGATGGCAGGCATTGCTTTATACTATAATCTTGAAAAGTGTCTTCTAGATCGACAAATTCTGCTGATTTCTCACAAGATAGAATCGGTAAAAATATTGCCACCTCGCGGGGTAAACAAACCTGAGCTCTACGGAGCAATAACTGAACAAGCGGTAGCGATTGCTGAAATCGCAAATCCAGCTGCGGAACGTGTTTTGTGCATGGCTGTTACATCATCTGAGTATAACACACCTGATGGAAGCCCGACGTCTTGGTCAGCAGCTGTGGACAGTCTGACTTCTGGGGCAGATGGAAGTGAAGAAAGAAGACTATTCTTTATTAGTGCAGGAAATGTTGATCCAAGTGAACTATCGAGCATAACTTATCCAGAAGCCAATATTATTCATAGCGTTGATAATCCGGGACAATCGTGGAATGCATTAACCGTAGGTGCATATACAGAAGATATAACTGTCGAAACTCCATTGTATCGTGATTTTTCAGCTGTGGCTGACGCGGGAGAATTATCTCCGTATAGTTCTACTTCTGTAAACTGGGATAGTAAATGGCCAGTCAAACCAGAAATCCTAATGGATGGAGGGAATGTTGTTTCAAATGGGCAAGATTTTTTGACTTGTCCTGATTTGTCTTTGCTTACAACAAATAGAAACCATCTCATTCGTCAGTTTTCAACGATATGGGGTACAAGTTCAGCGACAGCTCAAGCTTCTTGGATGGCAGCACAACTTTATGCAGAGTATAAAGGAATTTGGCCTGAAACAGTGCGTGCTTTGCTAGTACATTCTGCTAAATGGACGACAAAGATGCGGGAGCAGTTTTGCGTAGAAGATTCAAAAAGCAAAGGACGTAGGGTGTTGCTTCGTACTTGTGGATATGGGATCCCCAACTTGAGTAGGGCTATCCAATGCATGAACAACTCCGTCAACATGATTATTCAGGGTGAACTTCAGCCGTTTGAAAAAATTGGTGGAAGTTGTCATATGAAAGATATGCACATGCATAGGTTACCATGGCCTAAAGATGTGCTTCGTATACTAGGCGAGACAGACATTGAATTGCGGGTAACGTTGTCTTATTTTGTTGAACCGGGGCCTGGTGAAGTGGGATGGAGAGACAAGTATCGTTATCCTTCTTGTAACTTGCGATTTGAAGTAATAAATACTGATGAAACCCTAGAAGGTTTCGAAAAGCGTGTAAACGTTCAGATGCGAGGTGAAGATAAAAAGGATAAGGGTGACGGAAGCAGTGGAAGCGCACGTTGGTATCTGGGATCTGATAACCGAGATGTAGGTTCACTTCATTCCGATTTTTATATTGATAGTGCGGTGAATCTGTGTAATGTCAATTATTTAGCTGTCTATCCTGTCATTGGATGGTGGCGTGAGCGTAGTTATTTAGGGAGATATGATAGTAAAATTAGGTACTCGTTGATAATATCATTATCCACCCCTAAACAGGATGTTGATTTGTATACTCCAATTATTAATCAGATAACTAGCGAAATCCAAGTCAACATACCGACTGCTTAACGCAAGGTGCATTGCTGCCATACCTGAGATCATGATCCTTTCCTGAGGCGATTCTGCATTGATATTTATGTGCATGATTTGAAGGACTACCTAAACCAATAAGTGTCCCGTAAATTTGTGCAAGGGTCGAATAAAACAACATAACAAGAGTGGATTCTATTCATAAAAGCGACCTTCGGGTCGTTTTTTTGTACCCAATTTCACATCAGGAGGTGATGAAATGCCGTCCGACTTCGGACTCAAGATTGGGATTGAGGGCGAAAAAGAGTTCAAGAAAGCCCTCTCAGAGATTAATCAGTCGTTTAAGGTTCTGGGGAGCGAGATGAACCTCGTCACATCCCAGTTCGACAAACAGGACAAATCGGTCGGTGCTCTGACCGCCCGAAATCAGGTCCTACGAAAAGAGATCGACGCCCAAAAAGATAAGGTCGAAAACCTCGAAGCCGCGTTGCAGAACGCGGCTTCTTCTTTTGGGGAAAATGATAAACGCACTCAGTCTTGGCAGATTCAACTGAATAATGCCAAAGCCGCTCTCAACGGTATGGAGCGTGAGCTTGGAGCGAACGAAACCGCGCTGGAAAGCACTGCGAGCGGACTAGATTCTGCCGGTAAGCAGGCAGACGAATTCGGTGACCAGATCAAGCAATCTGCCAATCAAGCCGACGATGCAGGAGGGCGTTTCGACAAGCTCGGGTCGGTCGTGAAAGGTATTGGCGTCGCACTCGGCGCGGCTATGGTTGCAATCGGAACGGCGGCTGTGGCTACAGGCAAAGCGCTGATCGATATGACGGTCAACACCGCGGCATATGCGGATGAAATGCTGACGCAGAGCTCCATCACCGGCATGAGCGTGGAACGATTGCAGGCATATTCGTATGCTGCCGACCTAGTGGATGTATCACTGGAAACCATGACCGGCTCCATGGCAAAGAACGTGAAATCCATGTCTAACGCCGCCGGCGGTAGCGAGCAGTTTGCCAAGGCATACGATCGTTTAGGTGTATCGGTGACCAACGCAGACGGATCCTTGCGTAACAGCGAGGATGTCTATTGGGATGCCATCGACGCATTAGGGCAGGTGGCGAATGAAACGGAACGCGACGCGCTGGCCATGCAGCTCTTTGGCAAGAGCGCACAGGATCTCAATCCATTGATCGCGCAGGGCAGCGAAGGCATCGCGGCATTGACCGACGAAGCCAAGTGGATGGGCGCGGTGCTAAGCGAGGAAACGATCGCAAAATTCGGCGCATTCGATGATTCCGTGCAACGGTTAAAGCAGGGCGCGGCAGCGGCACAACGGGTCATGGGAACGGTACTGCTACCGCAGCTTCAGACGCTCGCGGATGACGGCGTGTCCCTGCTCGGGGACTTCACCGCTGGCCTTGCGGAAGCGGGCGGCGACTTCAATAAAATTACCGTTGTGCTTGGTGAAACGGTCGGCGGAGTCGCGAATTTGATCCTCGGCAGCCTGCCGCAGTTTGTGCAGGTAGGCATGAGTATCGTGAGCGCAATCGGCGGCGCCTTGGCGGCGAATCTTCCAATGCTGATTTCCGCCGCATCCGGCATCGTCATGACGCTGCTACAGGGTGTGATCACGGCACTTCCGCAGTTTACGGACGGCGCGGTGCAGCTGATTACTACACTCGCGCAGGGGATTGTCGATATGCTGCCAGCGTTGGTGGAGGCGGCGATTCAGATGATTGCGTCGCTCGTGCAGGGTATTGGGGACGCGCTGCCGACGCTGATTCCCGCGATCATCGAAGCGGTGCTGCTGATCTGCGAAACACTGTTCGATAACATGGACAAGATAATGGATGCGGCGTTTTCGATCGTGAAGGGCCTTGCAGAGGGCATAATTCGCGCGCTGCCGAAGCTGATCGAAGCGCTGCCGAAGCTCATTACGGGGATCATCAACTTCTTCATGCAGAATCTTCCCATGCTCGTGACCATGGGCATCCAGCTCACGATTCAGCTCGCGATCGGCTTGATCAAGGCGCTCCCGCAGCTGATTGCAGCTTTGCCGCAGATCGTCTCCGCAATCCTGAACGGGTTCGGATCGTCAGTGTCTTCCGTGGTGGAAATCGGCAAGAACATCGTGAGCGGCTTGTGGGAAGGCATTAAGAGCATGGCATCTTGGCTTGCTTCGAAGGTGCGAGACTTCTTCTCCAACATCGTGAAAAGCGCAAAGAGAGCGCTTGGCATCGCGTCACCGTCCAAGGTATTCGCCGGGATCGGCGAGAACATGGGCGAAGGGGTCGGTGTTGGGTTCACTGACGCTATGGAGGACGTGAACAAGCAGATTCAGAGCGCGATCCCGACCAGCATAGATGTCGGCGCAATCGACGTACTGACGAACCTGCCGAATAGCATCTGCATCGGCAGCACGAGCGATATGCTGTCTCAGAAACTGGACGTGCTGATCTCTGAAGTGCGGCGGTATCTGCCTCAGATCGCAGGTATGCAGCTGGTTGCGGACACGGGTGCGACGATCGGCTGGCTTGCGCCGGCCATGGACGACGCGCTGGGCGCAATCAAAAGGCGAAAGGAGCGGCTGGTGTGAGCGATATCCGATTCGGAACCAAATGGGCGCATGCGGACTACGGTCTGATCGTCGCGCCCTACGCGATCTCAATGCCGGAACCACAGACGAACTTCGTGGAGATCCCCGGGCGCGACGGCGCGCTCGATCTTTCCGAGGCGTTCGGTACGGTGCGTTACGCCGACCGAATCATCCCGCTGACGCTGTATGCCCGCGCACCGTTCGACGCGCTGATCTCCACATTTGCAGCGGACGTGCATGGGCGGCACATGAACGTGATCTTTGACCGCGACCCGACTTTCTATTACGATGCGCGAATTTCGATCGAAGATGTAGAGCGGCACTGGGGTTACTGCGAACTTTCACTGGAATGCCGCGCAAAACCGTACAAAATGGAACACTTTGAGACTACGATTACGATACTTTCAACGGGCAGCGCAACCGTGACGCTGACGAACACGCGCATGCCGGTCGTACCGACAATTAACGTATCCGCCGAAATGACGCTCACTTTCATGATCGCAGGAGTGGTTTATTCGATTCACCTTGCTGCTGGATCTCACGTCGTTCCATCGCTTGTGCTCATGGAGGGCGAAACGGAAATCGGGATTAATGGAACGGGTTCGATCACGTTCACCTACAGGAAAGGAGCGCTCTAATGTACCGAATATTCTGCGATTCATATGTGCTCTACGATCCGCGATTACCGGATTTGTTCGTGTTTGAACCAGAGCTGACACAGAAGAAAAACGAGCCGGGTGAGCTGACGTTCAAGATACTAAAGGAGCATCCGCACTATGGAGTGATGGAGAAGCTTAAGAGCCGCGTCAAGGTCTACCGGGATGACACCCTGATCTGGGCTGGGCGTGCCATTGAGGACGAGCGCGATCTCTACGAAAATCGTAAGGTCGTTGTAGAAGGGCCGCTGGCATATCTGCTCGACAGCGTCATACGACCGTTTGCCATGGATGGTACGGCGTCGGATATTTGGGCATATATCCTAGCCCAACATAACAATCAGGTAAACGTGAATCAGCAACTTAGTATTGGGAATTGTAATCTTTCTGACTCGGTCAGTATTGCAACAAAGGACTACCTTTCCGCATGGCAGGTTCTGAAAACCTCTCTGCTTGATCCACTCGGCGGTTACCTGATCGTCCGATTCGATCAGGATGAAAATCCGATCCTAGACTATTTCACCGATGTCCCCGATACATCGACGCAACGGATCGAATTCGGCGAGAACCTGATCGACCTTGTAATGAGTAAGAGCGCGTCCGAGACCTATACCGCTTGCATTCCGCTTGGCGCTTTGCTGCGGGACATCGACCCGGAATCGGAGAGCGACGCGCGGCTTACGATTGCGAGCGTGAACGATGGGCAAGATTTCCTGATCGATTCGGCTCTTGCGGCAGATTACGGAGTTATCTTTGCTCCATCCAGCTTGACCACATGGGATGAAATCACCGACGCGAACGTCCTTGCGAACCGAGGCCGCGATTGGTTAAGCGGCACCGGTGCGCGGTTCAAACAAACGATCAAACTCTCAGCGGTCGATTTGCACAACGCGGACGCGAACGTAGAGTCGTTCCAATTCCTCGATAAGGTAGTCGTATCCTGTGGCACGCTCTGCCCGGAAGAGACGTACATTCTGTCAGAACTGACCATTCCGCTGAACAACCCGGCAAGCACCGGCATCGTGCTGGGCGATTCGCGTCCGTCCTTGATCGGCGAGGAGATCCGGCAGAACGCGTCGGTGAGGAACCGCGTCGCATCGATCGAAGCGGATTATACCACGCATGGTGAGATCAAAGAAATCGTGCAGGAGCAGATCACACAGAACACCTCGATTCTGCAATCGGCGCAGCAGATCATTATGACCGCGTTGGAGGATTATGTTCGAACGCAGGATTTCGTTGCGCTGCAGAATACGATTCAAACCTCGTTTTCCATCATGGCGGGGACGATCGAGGCGAACTTCACGGAAACGGCAAGCCGGATCTCGACGCTGAACGGCGAAACATCGCAGCAATTCGAATCAGTACGAAGCTTTATTCGACTGATTTCATCCGGTATCGTGATTGGAAAGAGCACGTCCGCGATCAAGCTGAAACTGGAAAACGATGTGCTTTATTTCTTCTCTGGCAGCGAGGATAGCGTGACAACCGACAGCGCAATCGCCTACTTTTCGTCCGGCAAGTTGTACGTCAACGACGTACAGGTACTTTCATCGCTGCGGATTGGCAGCTTCGCCTGGGTGCCCGAGAGCGGGAATTTGAACTTTAAAAAGATCGCGGGGTGAGGAAATGGCAAATTGGCCGTATGAGTCAATTCATGACGGATACACGATCGTCAACGGTTCTCTTTCAGGAACTGCGGCAAGCAAGGTTTCCTGTTGGCTGGAGTACAAGATCGTTTCACAGTCTGCTGCTAGCAACGCTTCAACCATCCGGTTCTATGTATTTCTGGCGACCTCGGGCAACACTTCGCAGTTTGACGTTTACTGCAATAACATCGATTCAAATTCTCGCGGCGCAATGAGCGTATCGGTTGATGGAAATGTTGTCTACAACCGTATCGGGAGAGGTTTCGCGATCTCACGGATTCCCTATCGCAACGAATATATCACGCAGTATCAGGAACCGTACGATACGGCGCTGGGTTACCAGTACCTCATGATTCTGACCGATAATGCGAGCACAGAGAGCGAAGCATATGGCGAAATTACAGTAACCCACAGCTCAGATGGAACGCGTCAGATCACGTTGGCGTTCACGGCGAATTGCACCTACTCCGCATCAATCGGAACTGCAAACGGCAGTGTAGTCATCTCGCTGCCGGCGATTCCACGTATTACCATGCCCACCGTCTCCGTCGTCACACTCGGCAGCGCGACGACGATCACACTAACACCCGCGTCGAGTGCGTTTGTGCATACGCTGCGAGCTAAGTTCGGTTCGCGTGCGGAAACGACGATCGCGACGCAGACCTCGGCGACGAGCATAGTTTGGACGCCGCCGTTGGATGAAGCCAACGCCGCGCCGAACGCCTCGAGCGTCGTGGGCACACTTTATTGCGATACGTATTCCGGCGGAGTCCTTCTGGGTACGACACAGGTTAGCGTGACAGCCGCGATTCCGGCTTCGGTCGTACCGACGGGAACGATCTGGTATTCGGAAGCGGAAGAGGAACTGACGACCCAATTTGGCTGCTTTGTGCAACGAAAGAGCAAGCTAAGTGTCAGCATTTCCGCAGCGGGCGTATACGGCTCGTCCGTTTCCTCAATCTCGACCACGGTCAATGGCGCGACGTATTCGGGCAACACCTTTTCGACAAACGAACTGATGACCGCGGGTACGAATACGATCCGAACGACGATCACGGATACCCGTGGACGAACCACAGTTCTGACAGGAACGTTCGAAGTGGTTTCATATGACGTGCCCGCCGTGCAATCCGTTTCGGTTTATCGATGCGATATTTCAGGCAACGCCAGCAATACTGGAACCTACGCGATGGTTACGATCGCGGGAGCAATTTCATCTGTGAACAACAAGAACACCCGCGTACTCAAGATCGGGTGTAAGCGCAAGAGCGAAACGTATTACACAGATACGTCAATAACGCTGGCAGATTACGCGGTCAACGGATCCTTCCGCATCGGCGGGAGCCTTTCAAATCAGTACACCTACGATATCCGCGTCACACTCGGCGACTATTTCGGTGAAGCATATGGATATATCGATCTCAGCACGGCGGAAGTTATCCTGTCGGTGCGAAGTACCGGCATGGGACTGGCGGTTGGCAAGGTTGCCGAGGAGGACAGTTTCGACGTTGGCTGGCCGGCGCGATTCCGCGAGAATGTGCAGTTTGACGATGGTTTGGTCTTCTCGAGCGTTCTGTGGTTGGCAAACCTCATCTTCCCGGTGGGGAGTATCCGCATGACTGTGTCGGCGGCGGATGAAAGTGTATTCCTCGGCGGAACATGGATAAGATGGGGCACAGGGCGAGTACCGGTTGGAGTGAACTCCTCCGACACGAACTTCAGCACCGTGGAGAAAACAGGCGGCGCGAATACGCATACGCTATCTGCGGCGGAGATGCCGTCACACAACCACTCGTTCAGTGGTTCGGTGACGGTGAATGCCAATGGCGCGCATACTCATCAGGCATCGTCGGGTTCCTATAAGGTTGGCAGCGGATCGACATCTACCTATTACTATTTGACGAATGGCGGAAGCACGAGCGGTCAAACGACCGGCTCCGGCGGTTCGCATGACCATACTGGCACGGTGTCTGGCTCTGTTGGCAGCAATGGCAGTGGATCAGCGCATAACAATCTGCAACCCTATATTACCTGCTATTTCTGGAAGAGAACGGCATAGGGGCAAATCGATAGGGCACTCCTCTCGGAGTGCCCTTTGCGTCGCATGACTCGATTGTAAGAATGATTAAAAATACGATTTCGACCGAGCCATGCTCTTTACGAATTCACTGTAGCAAACTTTTGTGAACGGAACATCAACGAATCAAGTCGAATCTTGAAAGGATTTCTAAAACGGGAGAGTAAGATGGAATTTACACGCAATTTGAAGAAAGGCATGTCCGGCGAGGACGTGCTTTTTTGTAAGCAAAAGCTCCTTGAACTTGGGTTCTATGCCGACCACATCACAACTGTTAGCAAGAAAACGTTCGGTGCAGACACGCTAGAGGCTGTGAAGCGGTTTCAGGCCCAAGCCGCGCTGACCGTCGATGGAGTGATTGGGAAAGAAACATGGGCGGCTCTGATTGACGGCACGATTACGGAGACGGAGCCGATCACAAAAGCGACGGTCACGGATAAGGCGAAAGCGATCTGTGCCCTGTCGCTGACACGTATCGGGGATCTGTATGTTTGGGGCGCATCCGGTTTGACCAATCTTACCGATGCAAAGATTCAAGCGATGGATGAGGAATTCGCGCGCGCGATCTCGTTTCGCGAGAGTCAGTACAAAGCGGGATTCGCCGACCTCATGGCACATGACTGTTCGGGATTTCTTTCGTGGCTCATGCGCGAGACGGAGATTTGGGACGATCGTAAGAATTGCGACGGACTCTGGGCACTGTGCGACATTGTTGCGCGTAACGAACTGATTGCCGGCGATTTCCTGTTCCGCAATAGTTCCGCGAACGCCGAGGATGAAACGCATGTTGGGCTTTATCTGGGACGTGGCGTGGTGATCCATGCGAAAGGCCGCGACGTCGGCGTCGTTGTGGAGGGAATCAATCAGGGCGGCAGTGGCTACTGGCACAAGTGCGGCCGTTGCAAGCTGCTATATCAATAGAAAAGGGGAATCGGAGTTGGATTATATCGGAGAGATCATATCGGGCGTATTCGCGCTATTGGTCGTTTGGCTGGAAGTGCGCATGACACGGGACCGAAAACAGGCGGAGAAGAGAGCCGCCATCCGCGCAAAGGAGTCGAAACTCGCCATGAAGATGCAGGATGCGGGTTTATCGCTTTCGTTAGCTACCTGTATCGCCGTGGAGCGTGGAGAAACGAACGGCGAAATGAAAACCGCGCGGGAGAAAGCAAAGACCGCACAAGAAGAATATAACGATTTTGTCCATGAGCTTGCTTCGGAGCAGGCTACATCAATCTAAATGAAGGAGGAACTCAATATGAAAAAGAAACTGATCTTGGTACTAATCGCGCTTCTGATGCTAGCACTCCCCGCCGTCGCGCTGGCGGACACTGGCGGAGGAGTAGATGAAACCGTCGTCGATATCTTGATCGAGAATGCCGTGAACATCGCCACGGCATTTTTTATTGCTCTGATCGGCATGTTTGGCGCATGGCTGACCGCAAAGCTCGGTAAGGCAACTCAGCTCGATACTGTGAACCGCGCACAGCAGGAGTTGATTAAGCTAGCGCAGATCACGGTTGGCGAGCTGGAACAGACGGTTGTGGACGGCATGAAGGCGGCTCACAAAGACGGCAAGCTGACCAAGGAAGAGATCGCTCAGCTCGGTCAACTGCTCTACGAGAAGACCACGGCGAAGCTTTCCGCATCCGCGATGGATGTGCTGACCGCTGCGCAGGTCGATATCTCCGCGCTGATCACGGGCACGGCGGAACAGTTGATTGCGGGAATGAAATAAGCGCATATGGGCTTGAAAAGGGGGAACGGTTTTCCGTTTCCCCTTTTCTATTGGAGAGAACAATGAAACGAGAAGACTTAAAACAAGTTCGGTCACTTCGAGAAGCGGGCTATAGCTACTCCGGAATTGCAACTGTTCTCGGTGTTCCGAAGAATACCGTGAAGTCATATTGCAATCGGTTCGGGATTCGGCTAGGAATTGAAGACTCAGTTTCGGAGGCGGATGGTGCACTGCATTGCAGACAATGCGGGAAAGAAATCGATCTCGCGCGGCGGACGGCGGTAAAACGATTCTGCTCCCGTGAATGCCGGATGCGATGGTGGAATGTTCACAGGGATCACACAACATCCAAGGCAGTAGGAGTCACGATTTGTGCCAACTGCAAAAAAGCATTTCGCAGCTATATTGGGGACCATCGGAAATATTGCTGCCATGAGTGCTACATTATTGATCGGTTTGGAGGAGTATCTGCTCATGACAAACGAACAGTATGAGCGCGAATGGCGGTATCGAATAGCGATTTCGGTTGCGGTAGCTATGTTAAAAAAGGGACTGCTGAAAGAGGATGAGTATCGCATCATAAACGATCAGATGATCGAAAAATATAGGCCAGTTTTCGGTGGACTTGCTCGCTGATTTGGTTGATGTTCTTGATCTTTTGAAGCAAAATCACACAGGAGATGGAACCCGAGATCAAATTCAGGCGACATTATTTATCCACCCTTCCTTCGGTCAAGCACGTAGCTGTACATATACGAGTTAGTAATCTCGAGGATGCAATTTTAGGACAATCCTGCTAATATGATGAACAATGACATAAGAATTGTCATAAAAAAACAACTACCGCTTCTGAATTTGGAGGACATTATATGCTGGATGCAATCGATACTATTCGTAAAACAGGTAGAGAAGTATTCCTCAATGGAGACGCTGGCACTTTACTGGATTACTGGGCTTGGGCTCATTCAGATATTATGGGTAATACTGAACGAGGAAAAATCGCAGAATATATTGTTGCAATGGCAATGAACGCACATAGAAATACTCGGACAGAGTGGGGGAGTTACGATATTCTTACTCCGGATAATATTAAAATTGAAGTAAAATCATCCGCATATATTCAAACTTGGGTTCAAAAAAAGTATTCCAACATATCATTTGGAATACGACCAACGCAGGCATGGAATCAAAGCGACAATACTTATGAGTCAACCCAAAAAAGGCAAGCAGATGTATATGTATTTTGTCTTCTTCATTGCAAGGAGCAGGATACAGTGAATCCTATTGACTTGAATCAGTGGGAATTTTTTGTACTGAGCGCAGAAAAACTTAATAGAATATTGCCGAATCAGAAGTCAATCAACCTGACCGGTATTCAGAGGATTGGAGCTCGGAAAACAGATTATTCTGGATTACATCAATCAATACATTGCGAGTTTGCAGAGAATAAACGTTCATAGTGTGAATGATCGATTTATCATCTCGCCGAAACTATATATTTGATATAATCTCGATTTCGGTGCATTGGTTCGCTTATTGGGTTGATAAGTTTAGCATTCAGAGGTAATATCACACGTACGGAAGGAGGGTAAAATGGAGAGAGAAATCAACATTAGGCGACCAATAAAGCCAGCCCTTCCATCGTTTAAGCGAGTTGCTGCCTATGTACGTGTGAGCAGTATTAAGGACGCAATGCTTCAGTCGCTTTCCAACCAGGTGAGTTACTACAATTACTTCATTCAGCATCATGCTGGGTGGCAATTTGCTGGGGTCTATGTGGATGAAGGCTTTACGGGTACTAAGGATATGCGTCCCGAATTCCAGCGTTTACTTGCGGATTGTAAGAGTGGAATGATTGACATGGTCGTTACCAAATCCACCACTCGTTTTGCAAGGAACACGGTTACGATGCTGGAAACAGTGAGGATGCTGAAAGAATTCAGCGTAGACGTTTTCTTCGAAAAAGAGAATATCCACTCGATGAGCGGGGATGGCGAGCTAATGCTTACCATCCTCTCTTCTTTTGCACAGGAGGAAAGCCGCAGTGTTTCGGAGAATTGCAAATGGCGACTTCAGGAGAAGATGAAACACGGTGAGATAGTCGGCCTTCGTGCAATGTACGGCTACAACATAATAAAAGGAAGCGTTGAGATCAATGAGGAGCGGGCGGCTATCGTCCGCTCCATTTTTTTTGACTATTTGAGTGGCGTTGGTACTGCCGAAATTGCACGGCGATTAACAGAGAAGAGTGTGCAGACGATTCACGGGGGGCAATGGACCGCAACTAAAATCCTTGGGATGCTGCAAAACGAAAAATACACCGGAAACGCGCTCTTGCAGAAAAAGTACGTCGCAGACCACTTGAGCAAGCGCAAAGTCCGAAACAAAGGCGAGCGCCCTAAGTATTATGCGGAGGATACGCATCCGGGGATTATAAATAAAAGCACCTTTGAGAGAGTGCAAGGCCGCATCGCAGAAGAATTACTCGCAAGTGGAGGACATCGCCCGAACAGTCAAAGATATCCTTTTAGCGGGAAAATTGTTTGCGGCAAATGTGGGAAACACTTCAAAAGGATTACAAAGCGTGGAGTACCGTACTGGCATTGCACGACGACTGTTCAATCCGGGGCAGCAGCATGCCAATCAAAACGAATCCCTGAGGCTACGTTTTTAACCATAACAGCGAATATTCTGGGCATCAGTGTGTTCAGCGCAGAAGTATTCGAGAGCAGAATTGACCATATTGAAGCCTATGATGGGAACCGCCTTGCTTTTGCTTTCAAGGATGGGCAGACCGTTGAAACCATATGGCAGGATCACTCACGGACGGAGAGTTGGACGGATGAAATGAAGCAAAACGCACGAGAGAAAAATCTAATAAGGAGACAAGAGACACGATGCCAAAAGTAACTATTATCCCGCCGACAATTCAAAGGTTTTCTGGAACCGCAGTTTGTAACGCAAAGCAACGTCGTGTTGCCGGTTATGCACGTGTTTCCACGGATTCGGACGAACAGTTCACGAGCTTCGAGGCTCAAGTCGAATATTATACACGGAAAATTCAAGAGAATCCGGAATGGGAATTTGTCCGTGTTTATACCGATGAAGGCATCTCCGCGACAAACACCAAGAAAAGAGACGGATTCAACGCCATGATCGCGGACGCACTGGCAGGTGAGATTGACCTGATCATCACAAAATCGGTCAGCCGCTTTGCGCGCAACACGGTTGATACACTGACAACCGTTCGTAAATTGAAAGATCAAGGGATTGAGGTTTTCTTTGAAAAAGAGAATATTTACACGTTGGATGCCAAGGGCGAATTGCTAATCACGATCATGAGCTCTCTTGCACAAGAGGAAAGCCGATCGATCAGCGAAAACGTCGCATGGGGCAAACGCGCAAAAGCCGCGAACGGGCGGGTGTACCTTCCCTACAAACAGTTTCTGGGGTACGAGAAAGGATCTGATGGGTTACCGCAAATTGTTGAAAGCGAAGCGGAGACGGTTCGAATGATCTACAAACTGTTTCTCGAGGGCAAAACGCCATCAGGAATAGCCCGACATCTTGAACGCTCGCACATTCTCTCGCCGGGCGGCAAGGAAAAGTGGCAGCACGGAACGATCGTGAGCATCCTGACCAACGAAAAGTACAAGGGCGACGCAATTCTGCAGAAGACTTTTTGCGCGGATTTCCTGACCAAAAAAATAAAGCGAAACGAAGGTGAGCTTCCGCAATATTACGTTAGTGGGAGCCATCCGGCGATCATAGCGGCTGAGGTTTTTGAAGAAGTTCAACTGGAGATGAAGCGCAGACGCGAGTCTAACTATACGGCTCGAGAGCATTGCTTCTCAGGCAGGATCATATGCGGAGATTGCGGCGCGCCGTATATCGAAAAGGTGTGGCACAGCACATCTCAATATAAAAGAAGAATCTGGCAATGTTCCCGTAAATTCAAGAACGATGAGCGTTGCCGAACGCCGCATCTATACGAGGAGGACGTGAAGGCGACATTTATCCGGGCGATGAACGCAATGATTGATGGAAAGGATGATTTGATTTCAGATTACAAACAGATCATCCGGCTGCTCACGGATCACGCCGCACTGGACTCAGAAGCAAAACAGCCGACCGAGGAAAGGAATGTTGTGGCTGAACTAATTCGAAAATGCGTTGCAGAGAACGCCGCGAACTCACAGGATCAAGAAGCGTATCTTGAGCGCTACAAAGGCTTGAAGGTGCGCTACGAGGTAGCCGCGCAGCGGCTAAAACAGATCGAGGATCAACGCACGGAGCGCAAACAGCGTCGCCAAAAAATGCTGGAGTTCATTCGGATGCTGGAGCAGGCTGATGGACTGGTGACGGAATTCGATGAGGGGCTGTGGAATGCGGCGGTAGAGAAGGTAATAGTACAACGCGACGGCTGCATGGTTCTTTGGTGGAAGAACGGAATGCAAGAGTGTGTGAAATAATTGATCGCTTAATGATTTGATACATGAATATCATGTTGATTCCTTTTCGTCGACTGATTACAATAAGTGGTAGTTGAGTTGGTATCGAACGAATCAACCCATGTAACTGTCGGATAAAGTGGCATGTCACAGGTTAATGGAGTTTCCGCGCGATAATGATAAGAAAGATTTACCGAATATTGTTCGCATCTACTATTCGAATATGTTGTTCCTAAAATGGGCTTAAAACGACAACAATCATATATAGATGCTCAGTAAACGAGCATGTGGAACTAACAAGGATTTTCGTGAGCATTCCGGAGGATTTGATGAAGAAGCCAAATAAGTTGTATCAACTTAAAAGTGCGAAACTGTGGAAAGACAGCATTGCTATAGGCCTTGCAATATTTGGTGTGCTCTCTGCGTTTTTAGGAGTATTTTTGCCATCACTAAATGAAATTTTCGACAGCGTTGTAGAAGGTGCTTTAGCCACAATTGGTATCATCTTCGTCTGCTATTTGACAGCTGTTTTCTATCAGTGGTGGAATGTAAGAAGTTCCATAACTATAAAAGTTCGCGGAATAAAAGTGACTATACGGCAAGGGAATATTTTTGATGAAACAGATGGTTGGAAAGTAATTGGTGTTGACGATACTTTCAGCACATCAAGCGATGACAGCGTTATTTCACATACTTCGTTACATGGAAAGCTAATACAAAAACTCATCAAAGAAAATGAGATTCAGAACTTTCAGGACGCAGTTTCAGTTGGTGATGGTAGAAATGATATACAGCTTGGGAGCGCAAGAACTTATAAGGATTACATATTATTGGTGATGACAAAATTAAATCATGATAATGAAGCTCATACGGATAATCAAAAATACGAAGGCACTTTAAGAAAAATGTGGACTGAGATCAGTCGCTTGTATTCTGGGAAAGCTATATATTTGCCGCTATTGGGAGATGGTGTGATACGTTTTGATGGAGTATCAGAGAAACCTTCGCCTTCCGCGCTGTTAAAGTGCATCATATGCACTCTCAGAACGAGCAGTGCTCAGTTAAAGGCGCCGGTCACGATTTTAATCTATGACAGAATGAATGAGATAAACTTATACGATTTGAAAGGATTATAATTATGCTTAGTTTCAAAGACAGACTTACAAGACCGTATACATACATTGCTGCAGATTGGGAAGGCGATAGTAGTGCGGTACAAACTCTTCAGCAATGGAACAAAGATTTTCGTAAGTCCTTGTCTTTTAGGGATGCTCATGATTTGATGCAATCTCGCGACAGTAGCTTAAACTGTAGCATCAAAACGTCGCTTAGTTCTCGTATCGATGAGTCATTCAGATTTATTCTCATTGTTGGCAATAAAACGAGTGTGGTGCGTAGCGGCGCTTGTCATCTCTGCCCGAGTTATAATAGTTACACTAAATCATGTGCAAGAGGTCGATTTGTAGATTATCGAAGTTATATTGACTTCGAGTGCGAGAAAGCAGTTCGAGATGGTTTGCAGATTGTCGTTTTATATAACTCGTACACTATCGATAAAAGCAGATGCCCTGATTCCGTGAAAAATACTGGAACGCACAGAGAAATGTGGGCTTGGGATGGTTCTAAGTGGATTTGGGATTACAACAAAATCTCAACAGCCATAGGACAATAGCGAGCTCAATGATCCTTAAACTCTACAGAAGTGTAGTGGTAAGGTAAGCGCCAAACTCCTCAAGCGCTTTTTTCATTTTCATAAACTCTGAAACGTTCCCCCTAGGGGGTTCCAATTTTTGAACCCAAAATCGGTTTATAGCGGCTTAGAACAACCAAAGAAATGTCGCTTAATTTAATATGCAAACAATACTATCGAAAAACGCCCCAATTAGGGCGTTTCTTGCATCTAGGGGTATAGAAAAACCCCACCGAAATTGTATCTACTTCGGTGGGATTACGTGGTGGGGATGGAGGGGCTCGAACCCACGACCTCTTCGATGTGAACGAAGCGCTCTGACCAACTGGGCTACATCCCCGCGCAAAAGATATTTTACCGTATCGGGGTGAAAA